CGATTCGCTCAACATCGCCACGGATACTTGTATACATTCCGTCAAACTGCTTTATCAATCCTTCTCCGGTAGCATCGCCCTCACCAAAAAGCCCACGGATGGAGAAATGCATAGCAATTTGCTGTTCAGACACAAGGTTAGATACTCCGGAAGCCAAGCTTTCAAGTTCAGTTCCAAGCTTCTCTGCATCTTCCTTATTGAAATCAGAGTTTACACTTAGTCTAAGCTGTAGTTTTTGCAAGCTTTCCGCTGTCCTATCAATCTCCTTGTTGTATTGTCCGACTGCGGATAACTGCTTACTTGCCTGGGAGAGTCTTTCAAAGGTTTTCTTTCCCACAATTTCCATAGCAACATCGCCTAGCTCTTTAAGAGACAACTTCATGTCCCCAAAGTGTTTATTAAGGTTCTTTTTCCCTTCCTTTGCATTGTAGGTATCAATGGCTGTTGACAGTCCAAACAGTCCGCTTGCAAAAAGTCCTAATACAGTTACGGCCGCTAACATGGGATTAGAACCTAAAGTGGTAGCAAGGCTAGAAATGGACTCAACGCCCTTTGCCCATGAACTAGCACCTTTCAATGTTACCGAAAGTGCAGCAAAGCCGGATACCGCTCCTGTTAGCCATTCGGGATTGCTTATAAAAAACTCTCCAATCTTAATAACAGGCTTTACGAACTCGCCAAAACCTTCTGCACCACGCTTAAGCTTTGGATATAGCTCCTCAAGGTTTCCGATAAAACCATCGGAAGCATAAACCATGTTAGTAAATGCCTTTGCTCCATCTCTTAATGGTATATTTATTGCATCGCTTACCTTGATTCCTAAGTCTTGCATTGCAGATTGGAGAATCTTCGTATCTCCCCAAAGGTTATCCATCTTAGTGGCGGCCATCTGCTGTAAAGAGCCATTGGCATTTCTTAGGGATTCATTCAAACTATCCCATTCCTTCTGTCCGTCCTTCACGGCATCCAATCCATTAAGTAAATGAGTAAAGGCGTCAATATGATGTTTTCCACCGATTCTTGCCTTGTAATAGTTCTGTTCCTCTTCGGTCATTCCGGCAAGCTTATCTCTAACCTCTGTTAAGGTCTGCTTCAAGCCTTTGAACTTTCCGTTTTCAAAAGCAGAAACGCCTAACTTCTGCATGGCCTTTCCTGCTTGCCCTGCTCCTGTAGTAAGGTTAATCATAATAGCGTTTAAAGCTGTTCCGGCTTCTGAACCCTTGATACCTCTGTTGGCCAGGACACCTAAAGCCGTTGCGCTATCCTCAATATCTACCTTTAGTCCTTTGAATACTCCACCTGTCTGAATCCATGCTTCCATGAGTTGCTCTGCAGTCTGATTGGATTTGTTGTTGGCAGTTGTCGCAACATCCAGGAATCGCTGTAAGTTTTCTCCGTTCTCGCCAATAACCTCGCCTGTAGCACTCATGGAATCGGTTACAAGGTCAGAAGTTCTTGCAAGGTCCAAGTTGGTAGCTTCGGAAAGCTTAAGAACGCTCGGTAGAGCCTTTACGGAGTCGTTAACACTCCATCCGGCCAACGCCATGTATTCCAAAGCATTAGCGGATTCTGTAGCTGTCTTTGTGGTTTCTCTTCCGTACTTCAAGGCCGCTTCCCTAGCAAGGCTAAACTCTGCCTCACTTGCCTTTGCAGTTCCCTTCCAAGAACTCATAGCCTTGTCAAAGTCCATTCCTACATCAACGGCTTTCTTTCCTGCCATCAATGCTGCTGCGGATATTGTTCCCATTGCTACAGCTCCGGCTTTTCCAATCTTCTTCATGGCATTATACGGGGCATTAAGGATTTTCTCATTGTTCGCAAGCTGTTGTACTGCATTAGGAATACCGGGAGCTGCGGCTTGCTTTGCAATATCTCTGATTTGCTTCTTTGTCAGAGCCGCACTCTTGCTTAAGCTACCATCCATGATTCCCATGATTCGTACAGCTAGCTTATATTCTTTACTTGCCATCCCTATACTCCTTTATTCCGTCAATAATGGGCTTTATTTCGTCAAAGAGATTTACTAAAGGAATGGAATAAAAAAAGCTTATCGGCGTGTGGGTAATCATAGCCACCTTTGCCGTAAGCTTTTTAAGTCCTTCTTCCTCTATGCCCTCATGTAAAAAAAAGTAAATACCGATGTTCTAAGTCTAATCGCATCCCTTGCCTTAAGCTTCATAAGCCACTCATAAGGCATTCCGTTGGCCTTTGCCACAACCAATGCGCTATACATGGTATCTACAGGCGTGTTTGCCGTCATTGTAACGCCAGTCAAGCGTTTAAATTCCCTGTCAACCTCGGTTAAGCCCTGTAAGTCTAAATCCCACAGGCCTTTTAAGGAAATCTCCTTGTACTCCGTTCCTTCAAAGGTAATGGGAAGCTCCAACTCAAACTTGAAATCATCCATATTGAAATCTAAGGCAGAGTTTTCCTCTGCCTTAGTCGTTTTCTTTGTACTAGCCATTAGCACAATCTCCTTACTTTATCCATGATGTCCTCGTTGTTTACTACGAAAATCTCATTAAGCTTGTCATGCTCAATAAGCTTTTCTCCGTCTACCTCCACAAGCATATAGATAACTTCAAGCTTCATGCTTGCGTTGAACGCCTCTCCAACCTTGGCACTTCCCGGGTTAATTTCAAGGGTCTTTCCACGGACAACAACTCTTACCTGGGAATAATCTGTCACTCCGGTGGAAGGGTCTGTTACCTGGATAGCACCTCTCAAAGTAACACCTGTTACCTTGGAATGGTCTACAAACTTAGTAATGTCATGGTAGAGCGTTCTGAACGGAATTTCCTGCTGCATGGACTGGGTATGTCCAATTACAGGAGCAGCGTACTCACCGCCGATGCCTGCTCCGCTAATGGTAGCGGTAAGCATACTTAACGGAGCAAGGGTAACGCTATCGGAAATACCGATAAGCTTTCCTCCGTCATGGTCGTACACATTAAATCCGTTTAAAACCTCTGGAATACTATTGATACCGATTTTTCCTGCCATTAGTTGTTACCTCCTACCGCACTAGAAATCAAAGTTGGGTCAAACTCGATATGGTCCACAATCCATTCTGCCGGAGTGAAGAACGCAATCTTTGTACTGAATACGATTTTTCCGTCAAGAATTGCTTCCTTTGGATTCTCCGCTTCATCAAAGCTGAGTCTTCCTCCTGCAATAATGCCTGCTGCCTTTAAAGAGTTAAGGAAAATGTTCTCGGAATCAACCACAGCTTCGGAAAGTCTATAGTTGGCCGGCTCATCCACTTTGTTCTTATAGGTCTGAATAAAGCGGTTTCTATACCAACTCATCATTCGTCTGCAGGCAATCCATCTATCCTTCGGGTCTGTGGACTTCGGATAAGCTGTAGTGTTGTTTCCGTAAAGCTTAAAGCCGTTATCATTAATGGCCGTTACAACCCCTAAGCCATTGACAAGCTCTGCTTGTGGAACGTCAAGGAATACTTCCGTTCCGTCAGAAAGACAAGTAGCAGATACAGGGATGCTCTCACTAGATGGAGACTTGTAAGGAATATCTCCGTGGTCCATATCACACTTTGCCATAGCACAAGCAGCAAGGGTAGACAGGTGGAAAACCTTTCCGCCTACCTTAACGCAAGGGAAAAATGCCATTGCGTGAGGATTGATTACACCAAGATACTTCTTAGCAGTCTCAACATCCGCATAGGTAGTAAGCTTTGTTGCCTGTGCCTTATACAGAAGGTCAAGCACGCACTCACAGGAATACAAGCCGTTTAAATCCTCTGTCTTTGCACTAAGAGCCAAAGCAACCAATGGCTCTCCGCCGAACTTAGGACAAGCTAAGATACTAGGAATTACTCCAAGCTTTGGATATACATTTCTGATTGCTTCGATTCCCTTGGTAGCTCCTGTGGTTACGTCATATCCGCCGATAATGTCATTCGCGGATACTGCAGTTACGTCTGCAAGTCCGTCTGTGTACTTAAGAGCTACACTGGTTACTCCGGACTGAATCTTCTTTACACGAAGCTTAACTTTTCCGTCTGTATCATAGAAAAGCTCAAAGTCCTCGGAAGCCTTTGCAGGAATCTCTTCTCCGTTGTTCGGCTTAATGGTTACGCTTCCAAGGGCTACATTGGTTAGAGTGGTATCCACTACGCCTACTTCTGTGATGTTCACAGTCTTTGGAGCCGCTGCTGCAGACTTTCCCTTTGTTGGGTCATACACATTGATAAATACCACCGGAGCGATGTTGTAAAGCTTAAAGCAAGCATCCATCGCTTCACAAAGGGTATACTTTGCGTAATCCTCGGAATAACCGAAGTATTTCACAGCTTCCTCAAAGCTGTTTACCAATACCGGCTCATTTACTGTTCCGTATGCTGTGGTATGTACCGGAGCTGTTCCGACAAACACTCTTACGCCGTTTTCAGACTTCACAGGTGCTTTCACGGCTGTAGCATTCTCGACAGTGCTAATTCTGTGCATATATGCCATTTGTTCTTTCTCCCTTCTTAATCAACAAGTTGTTTTATAACATTACCTTCCAGAACAAGGATTCTTTCTGCAAAGGCTCTGTCCATCTTTACTTCTTCCTGGATATAGCTCGGAAGCTCCCCTAAGAAGATTGTTCCGTGCGGAAGTCCCCTTCTTGATTCTCCAAGATAGATATATTGCTTTTCGGAAGATTGTTTTTCAGAACTATTGTTCTGTTTTTTATCTTCTTCATTGCTTGGAGTATTTGCTTCTGCCGTTACCACTTCTTCTGCCGTGGTATCCACAGCCTTATCCTCTTTTACAGATACTTCTCCCATTCTCTCTCAATTCCTTTCAATTCAAAGTCTGTAGTGACTACGCCGAAGAAATAAGGGTAAGTATCCTCTTCGTTTACCTCGGCATCAAAAGTTCCTCTGTTTTTGTACTGGCTTTCTAGCATGGGGTCTAAGGTGAATCTCTGCCGTATCTTCTCTACAAGATTGATAATCTCTCTGTGTCCACGATTCGATTTATCGTTATTGTAGATACCGAAGATAAAAGCAATCTTCACAACCCACCGATTGTCCTTGTCTTGCCACCACTTATCAATTTTCACATTGCACCATGGGCATTTAATGATGGAGTCCTCCACTTCATCAGTATAGAAATCCGTTGTATCCGTTGTTTCGTCCTCATAAGCCTTTACTTCCTTTGTTGCTATCGGAAGTGACTGCTCATAGATAGCTAGATTTGTTAAGCTTTCACCGTTATCAACAGCGTTTTGGAACAACATCCCATCAAACAAGGACTTAAGCTCCTTTGTAAGAGCAATCTGCAAGCCCAATGGAGAAGTTACCGGGAAATCTTTCATTCTTACCTCACTTTCGCTAGGGCTGCATCAAGTCGCTTCATACATTCATCAAGATACCGTTTCCCAAGCTCTGCTTCTTCTTTGCCGTAAACCTTTTCATTTCTGATTCTTGACCTATCGGAAGAGCCGAACACTTCTTGAATATCCTTTTTGTTGTCCTTGTCTCTATAGCCAAGAAGTAAATGGTCTCCTCCGGCAGTTCCATCTTTCTTTATGTTGTGAAGCAACATTTTAAAGGCTTTTTTGATAGGTTTTCTAATTCCTTTAATCTGCCCTACAGGAACATTAAATGTTGTTCTTTCTCTTTTAACTCTTCTGTAGATTGTTTTACCGCCCACAACTGCGACCGGAACATTGATTTCATGTCCTTTTGTCCACTTGGTAGGAGTCTGCATTCTTGATAAGTAAAACTTGGAGATTCCGGGAATCTTTGATTTAAAGTTCACGGAAGCACTCGTTATTCCGGCACTTACTTTCGCTTTTTCGGTAGAACTTCTTTCTTTCGTGCCTTTTTTGAACTCTCCTACATACTCTCGCTTATCAGCTTTTATAAGTTGCCTTTGAGTAGTCTTAAGAATCCTGTTTGCAGCGCTTGCCATGATGAACTCCGCGCTCTTTCCGGTGATTTGGTTCATAGCGCGAACAATCTTATTGTAAGATTCTATATCCAGTTCAATTTTTATTTCATTGCCTGTATTGCTCATGATTTAAAAGCCCTCATAGTAATAGAGTAAACGCCTCCTTCATCCCTAGAATCCGTTACACGGAACTCCTTTGCATCAATCTTGATTGCCTGTCCTCGTGCAGGCTGTTTGCCGATGTTCTTCCTGGACACATACAGAATAATGTTGTCCTCATAGATTCCATCAATTCTGCTATGCTCGAACTGCTTCTTTCCTCTCTCTTCCACTTCATTAGAGTCGATAATCACAGTCATAGGCATCCCATTGATTAAATGCGTTTCGCCGAACTCTTCAAGATTAAGGAATGTACTGGCAATGTCTTTAAACGCCCACTTCTTAAATCCCATAGAACCTCCAAAAAATAGGCTAGGGATATTTCAACCTAGCCATAGTCTTAGCCGATTCTAACAAGAACGCTTGTAGCTCCGTTCTCTGCAGCCTTTACTACATATCCAAGCGGAGTGTCCGTGGAAGTGGTAGTAACGCCGTCAGTCGGCTTGAAAAATACATCCTGTCCAACCTTAAGAGGGCTTGTCAGCGCCTTGCAAGGCACTTCAAACACTCCGACTACATGGAGGCTGCCTGTTTCTCCTACCTTGATAGGGCATCCGGCAACGCCAACATGCTTTTCAATCACCACAAGCTCTCCGGCTTCAATGGTAGCAGTTCCGTTGTTGGTGTAGTCTAAGCTTTCACCTTTCTGCTTATAAATTGCTTTCATCCTTTACCTCCTCATTACACAATCTTCACGCCGTCATTTCTAACGATTCCGCGGTAGTCCTTAACATAGATTCCTGCATCAAGGTACACATCCCAGATAAATCCAAGCTGTCCTGCTGTCTCCATTCTTCGGATAGTAGGCTGCTGTTTTCCGTTAAGGAAGTCAACTCCTACAGAACCGGCCGTGTACTTGTTGGCTACTAAGAACCAAGGACACGCATTGTCCTTTGCCAAAGCATTAAGCACAGGAGACTCGATAACCTTCAAATTGTAGTTATACAAGGGGTTAGCCGCGTTAGTATCATTCTCCGGCACAAGCGCAGAGTGCAGAATTGTATACAGGTCGAACTGGTATCCAGTTGGGATAATTACGAACTCCGGTGTAGCATAGATTGCTTCGCCGAACTGGTCCTTCTGCAGAGAAAGCTTTGTAATCATCTTTTGCAAAGATTCCCTTGTTGGAGCTGTTCCGGTAGCAATATGGTTAGCGTGCTTTGCATTGTCAAACAGATTGTTTCCATCGAAAATCTTTCCGTTGTTGAATACCACAGCATAAACCATCTTATCCAAGGTTTTCTTTGCCTGTGCAGCGTAAAGAGCCGGCATTCTTGTAATGATTCCAATGTCATCATTGATGAACGCCTGTCTGCTCATGGTGAACTGCTTACCGAAGGTCTTAAGCTTTCTTGTGGGAAGAAGCTCTGTCTGAATAGAACCGTGCTTAAGCTCTCCGGACTCCGGAACTTCCTCAAAGTCGCCCATGGTATTAATTACATACTCATGGTCTGTGTCCTCCTTGAAGTCGGACTTAGAACCGATAGTTACCCACTTTTCAAAGGTAGTGGGTACTTTCTTATAGGTTTCTACTACTGCCTTCTTGGCTACAGAATCAAGGATTGCCGGGAATGCTGCTGTAGGATTGAAAAACTGTCTGCCAAGCTCGGTATACAGTTCATCAGAACTCATAAAGCGTACAGACTGATAAGAGCTATCCCCTGTCCGGGATAAGCACTCCTCCGCAATGGTTCTTAAGGAAGAATGGGCGAACTTCTCTGCTCCGTCCTTCGCATTGTCTACCTGGACACCACCACGCATAAGGATTCCATCCACAGCCATAGCTCGGAATCTGTCCTCTTCGTCCTCTACAACACTTGCATTGATGGTCTGTCTTGTGGACACAGGAGAACTCTTCTTCTTTAAGTCCTCAATCACTAAGGACTTTACTTCATCAACGGAAGTATTCTCCTTAATGAACTTAGCAGAATCAACATCAAGCCCCTTACACAAGTCGAGAATCTCGTTTACACGCTTTCTCTCGTCAGCCAAAGCTCTCTTTGCTGTTTCATCCTCTTCCTCTTCTGCCGCAAGGTTCTCCAAGTCCTTCTCTAACTTGTCAAACTCTGCGGACTCTTCTGCAGTCAGGTCTCTTCCCTGTGCCTTTGCAAAAGATAAAATCTCTTGCTGTCTCTTCAAAATGTCTTTGAATTTCTTCATCACTTTCCTCCATAAAGTTTTTGGTTTATAGCTAACTGCTTCTCGTAAATTCCAAGCAGATTTGCCTTTGTTTCTTGCGCCTCTTCCTGTGTTTCTTCTTCCATTGTGCGGCCTACTCCTACAGTAGAATCCGCCGGAACAGATACTATGGAAATCTCATAGGGAATCCACTTCTTAGCGACTACACATTCCCCCTTGAATCTTCCATCTGCGGAAATCTTTCCTTTCTTGACTTCTTCCCATTCCTTAACAAGGTATCCAACGGAAACAGCCTTAAGCGTTCCGCTATCGACTTTCTTTTTGATATTTGCAGAGAAATCATCATCGTCAAATTCGATGGTGGCTTTCCCTCGACCTTCCTCAACTCTGGCATTGACAACCTTTCCGATAACCTTGTCTCTGTCATGGTTAAAAAGGACTACTCCAATGTCATTCAGTCTTGATAGGTCAACACATCCTTCTGAATGGTCCAAAATCTCATCTCCGAAGAATCTCCTATACGGCTCTTCGGAAGAGAAAGACAATTCCACTTGCTTACTGTTTTCCGCCGTTTCCTGGATTGCTAGGTTCACCGACCTTTGCAGTTTCTCCGATTCCTTCGGCTTTGCCATTACTATTTTCACCCCCTCCCAATATCACGCCTTTGCTTTTGGCGTACTCTTGAACTTCTGCCATTTCATCAATTTGACTTCGCCAATCCTTACCATGTTCCGAAGCTAAGTCTACGAAGGTTTTTTCTCCGGTAAGCAGGGCTGTCTTGTTTGCATTTGCTTCCTTTGCAGGGTCTATCCACCGCTTAGGAGCTTTTATCCACTTATGCTTTAGGTAGTTGCCCGGATTCGTTCCGAAGCGTTCTATGGTTAGCTTTCCGCAAAGGTAAGCAGATGCAATGAAACTTTCGTAAATCTCATCAAGGAAGGACTCAACAATCTCAATATCCTCTTGATAGGTCAGTTCGTCCTCAATGATTCCTTGTCGTGCAGAGGAATAGTTGCTTTCGCTCATATCACGGCTTACAACCTCATAGGACACGCCTTGTCCGCTACCAACCATGCGCATTTGCTGTTTAACAAAAGCTGTAGCATCTACCGCCTGTCCTGTCGGCTGTACTGTGGATACCTTGTCTCCGCTGTTTAGGTATTGAATCATTCCGGGCGTTAAGGTCTTTCCTTGG